ATCTTACTTATCAGCTGCATATGGTGCTCCAGCACCTGTCAATCAAACTACAACTTCATCAGGTGGGGGTAAGTAATGGCAATGATACCTTACATGGCAGCAGGTTATGTTGCTGACAGGGCAATGGGTGGTAATGGAATGACTGGTCTTGCTATTGGTACTGGTGTAGGAGGTTTTGGAACAGGAACTTTTGCAGGAGCATTAGGCACTGGAGCAGGAACAACTACTGGAGCTATGACAACAGCAGCAGCAACAGAAGCAGCAGCTAGTACAACACCATTATTATTTTCAGCACCAGCATCAGCAGGTGGTAGTGGTTTAGGAGCAGTTAGCACAGGATTAGGTGGCACAGGAACTTTAGGTTCTGTAAACCCTTTAACTACAGGTGGCTTTAGTGAAAGCATATCTCCATTTACACCATTAGGTGGAGCAGGTGTAGGAGGTAATGTAGGGTTTTTTGGTCAACCTATATCTAATCAAGTTATGAATTCTGCACTTACAGGTGAAAAAGGATTGCTTGGCTATGGTTTAGAAAATACTATGATCGGAGATGGATTTAATTCTTTAACAGGAACTATTAATGATGGCTATGAAAATATGTCATTTATGGATAAAGTAGGTACAGCTCAACTAGGTGGTCAAGTTATAGATGCAACCAATCAACCTCCACCACAATTACAAGTTCGCTCACCTCAATCCAAACCTGCTAAAGAACCTACAGTTGGCAATCCTTTAGCAATAAATATACAAGAACCTAATACAACTCTTTACAAAGACCCAAAAAAATTATACGAGGAAAGATATGGCTATTAATTTAGATGAAATATTAAACTATATAAATCCAGAACCTAGATATGCAGGAAAATTAGAAGATTTAGGATTGCTTGAAGCAGGTGATTTAGAATCTGCTAGAAAACAATCTGTATTTCAAGGTCTGTTAGGTGCAGGTCTAGGCTACCTAGCTCAACCAAAAAATCAAGGGTATGGTTCAATAGCTCCTTATTTAGCAAAATCTGGTATACAAGGATTGCAATTTATGAAGTCTCCTTACGAGCAATTAACTAAAGATGCTTTTATGAATCAAAAATTAAAAGAAGTTAAAAAGCAAAATGATATAGAAGATATTTTATCAAAAGGATTATACACAGAAACAAAAACTGGTGGGCAAGAAAGACCATACAAACCTATTACAAAACAAGTAATGTCTCCTACTGGCTTAATAGATGAAAAAGTTGCTCCAGACTTTACTCCAATTAAGACAACACCAGAAAAAACTGAATATGATTTTAATTTAGGCTCTATACAAGAGTTAGTTAAAAAGGGTGCTATTCCAGAAGCTACAGCACTTATGAATTTAGAAAAAGCTAGGACAGCTATGTTAAAATCTGTAGGTAGAGGAATGATGTTATCAGATGCACAAGCAACATCTATTGGATTACAAACAGATAGAAAACAAAAGTATTTTTTAAATGATAAAGGTAAACCTGAATTAATAGCAGGTCAAATAATTCCTTTTGATCAAATTAATAAATCAAAATACGAAAGAGTATCTGATTCATCTGGTACATACTATATACCTAAAAACCCTACTAGTGGTCTTAAAACTTTAAAAGATGTTGGTGGTGGTCAATATATAGAAGATGTATATAAAAAATCTCAAAGTCCATACATTGCTACTAAAGCAGAGCTTGAACCAATAGCTATTGCATTATCAGACAAATATAATATACCTGTAAAAGAAGCATATGTTGTTGCAAATACAGTTTTACCTAATGCACGAATGTGGGCACAAAATAATCCAGATTCAAAAGTAACTATAAATGATAAAGCAATGTCTTTAGTTCCACAACTTTATAATCTTAATCAAGATAAATGGTGGGGTACTAATGCTAATTTTGGTAAAGCAGATATAGAACCTAAACAACAATATAATGTTGGAACAATATTAACAGATAGCAAAGGTACTAAAGCTATCATTACAGGTTACAATACTGAAACTCAACAACCTATATATCAAGTAATAAAATAATAGGAACATAATAAAAATGCCTTTTGATATTAGCACAGCTAAAATTGTAGAAGAACCAGAAGAATCTAATGACTTTGATATTACTACTGCTAAAGTTGTAGAAGATTTAAATGAAGGTGAAAATGTCTTTGACATTTCTACTGCTAAAGTTTTAGAAGAAAATGAATTAGATATTGGTTTGGCAGGTAACATACAACCTAATGATAGCAATTCACTAGAGTCTTTTGCTTATGGATTTGAAAAAGGTGGTAGTGATGTAACCTTTATTAAACAAATGGTAAATGCTGCATTTCCTAGACTTCCTTATACCAAGCGTAACATAGGTGGTAAAGATGTTTATATGTCTAATGACTTAAATGTTTTTACAGGTGCTAATAAAAAAGCACAAGAAATTATTGATCTTGAAACTTATGATGAAAGAAGAAGTAAAATTCAAGAAAATAAAATTAATCGTGTAGAAAAAAAATATAAAAATTTAACTCCAGAACAAAAAAATAGTGGTGCTGCTTTAGCAGGAAACATTACAAAAGCTGTTACTAGCCCAACAACTCTTTTACCAATAGGACAAATAAAACTTGCTGCTCCAATAGGAAAAGAGATATTAAAGTTTGCAGGAGTATCTGGTCTATGGGGAGCAGAGTATTCTGTATTGCAACAAGCTGCTGAAACTGGAACTATTGACCCAACCCAAGTATTAAAAGACTCTGCTATAGCAGGTGCGACAGGTGGTGTGTTTAGAGGAACTGCTGTTCCTATTGTTTCTAAAGCATATAATCTTATTAAACCTACAAAAACTTCAGGTAAAAATTCTATTGCTACAGCTAACAATACTTTAGATGAAATAGAATATGAGACTGCTAGGTTAATAGAAGCTAATGTTCCTAAAGAACAAATACCATCTATAGTTAAAACAAAATTAAATCTTACAGATGATGAATTTAATAATGTATTAAAGACATCAGATAGAAAGATGTCATTAAATTTAGATAACCCTAACCCTAAAATTGTTAAAGATATATTAGCTAGAAACGAAAATGTAAATCAAATATCTTTTAAAAGTGGCAATGCTACCAAGAAATGGTTTAAAGAAATTTTACAGCCAATACATAGTAGACTCCAAACTGTTTCTCCTAAACTAGCAGCAAGGTTAAGAGAGTTTGAGTTTGGTATTCATAAAAAAGGGTCTGATTATATTAATAGACTTAAACCTTTTATTAAAGGAATTAAGACAGGCAACCTTAACATAGGTGGCAATATATGGAAGCTCTCTAAAAGCGAAAGAGTTAGTGTATCTAAAGCATTGATGAATCGTGATTATAATACAGCAGAAAAGATATTAAGTAAATATGATAGAAGCAGAGGGACATTAAGTGAGGTTAGAAAAGTATTAGATGATGTATTTGACGAGTTAAAAGAAGCAGGTATTAAGGGCGTTAAATATATGGAAAATTATTTTCCTAGAAGGGTTATTAATGTTAAACAATTAAAAGACGAAATAAGTGAAATAGATACACAAGAATATAATAGACTATCAACAGAATTAAGAAATGCAAGACTTGAAAAAAATAGAGAATTAACTATAGATGAAGAAGAAGCAATCATAAGAAATAGATTACAGGCGGTAATGAACGCTAAACCAAATGCTAAACTTGGCAATATGCAGAACAGACAGATAGAAGAACTGTATGATAATTTACTAAAGTATTATGATGAACCTGAAAATGCTTTGATTGAGTATATTCAAGGTGCAGTAAATGTTATTGAGAGAAAAAGGTTCTTTGGAAATTCAGCAGTAGCAGATGATTTGTTATCTTTTAATAGTGATAAATCTATTGCCAAATTAATTAATGATGATTTAAAAAATTTTTCACCTGATGCAGTTAATGAAATAGAAACATTATTAACTGCTAGATTCTCTCCACAATTTGCAGATAAACCAGCAAGTAGACCAATTCAATTTACTAAAAATTTAATATACGCATCTCATTTAGGAAACCCATATAACGCATTAACTCAAATGGGTGATTTAGGTATTAGTGCTTACCTTGAAGGAATATTAAATCTGCCTAAAGGTATTATGAGGTCTATTACTAATAGTGGAATAGATATTAGAGATTTAGGTATAGAGAATTTTGGTGCTGAACTTGGTACACAAAAGGGTTGGGCAAGAGCATTAGTAGACTTATCATTCAAAACTGGGTTTGCAAAGATAGATAGGTTTGGTAAAAATGCTTTAATTAATTCTGCGTTTGAAAAGGTATACAAACAAGTTACTGCTACAGGTAAAAAACTAGAAAAGAATTTGGCTAAACTTCGTGAAGAATATGGTGCTACATTTGGTGATGATTTAGATAGCTTTATTAATGCTGTAAGAAATAAAGATTTTCAAGATCCAAATGTTCAGCTATATTTATTTAATAGATTAGCAGATGCTCAACCTATTACTATGTCTGAATTACCTGCTGCTTATTTAAGAAATCCAAATTTAGGGAGATTAGCATATACACTAAAATCTTATAGCATTAAGCAGTTAGATATTATGCGTAAAGATATATGGCGTAATGTTGCTGATGGCGTTAAAGAAAAAAATCTCAAGAAGGTTGGTGAAGGTTTAAAAAATGCAATGGCTTATACAGTTTTAGTTACTGGCGGCAATACAACTGTTAAACAAATAAAAGATTGGACTTTAGGAAAAGATATTGATGAAGATAAAGTTACAGATGACTTTGTTAATAATATATTACAGCAGTTTTTCTTATCTAAATACATGGTAGATAGAACTTTAAGTAAGGGTGATATACCTGAAGCATTTATACAGACTGTAGTTCCACCTTATGACTGGGCATCTTATTTAGGAAAAGATGTATTTCATTTTTTAGGTGTAGATGAGTTCTTTAATCCACTAGACCCATTTAAAAAATTGAATAAAGAATTAGATGGTGGATATAAATATAAATCGCTACAATACTTACCATTTGTAGGTAAGCTACCTTACTGGTGGTTTATGGGTGGTAAAGAAGATTATGAAGAAAAGGAATTTAAAAAAGCAATGAGGTTAGAATAATGCCTGATATTAACCCACAAGAATTTGGAAGAATGAAAGAGCAGATAGAGCAATTACAGAAAAGCCAAGATGAACTTTCAAAAGACATGAAGGCAATGTTAGCACTAGCTAATCAAGGCAAGGGTGGTTTCTGGGCAGGTATGGCTATTGCTGCATTTATATCATCATTAGTTACTATTGTATTTAAACAATGGATAAACTAAAAAAAATATTATTTAAACCTATTGTTATTGGATTGGGTTTATTAGCTGTATTACCTGTTACACCTATTGCACTTTGTTTATTATATGGATGGATTGAATAATGATACAAGCACTATTACCATTGATCGGAAATGTTTTAGATAGAGTTGTTCCTGACAAAAACGCTAATGAAAAAGCAAAAAGAGAAATAGAAAAATCTCTTGTAAAAAATGCTAATGAATTATTACTAGCACAAACAGAAATTAATAAAGTAGAAGCTGCACATAGGTCATTGTTTGTTTCTGGATGGCGACCCATGATAGGTTGGTCATGTGCTATTGGTGTGTTTTGGCTTTTTGTTGGACATCCTTTTGCAGTTTACCTAGATGGATTAGATGGTGTAACAACACCTATCCCTACTATTGATAATGAGATTTTATTAGAATTAACTTTCGCACTTTTAGGAATGTCTGGATTGCGTACATATGAAAAACTAAAAGGTATAGCTACTTAAAAATGAATGATAAATATAAAACAATAAGCATTTACGATATGTACCCAAACAGTGGTGAGCTAGAATTAGGTGCAAACTTACTTGACCCTACAGCAACTGCTAATTTTACAAACAGAACTGCTTTAGGTAACAATTATTTTGATGCTATGGTCGGTGGATCATATCAACCAACTAACGAACAAAACACAATAAACCCAAGAGTTGGTCTTGGAATGGGTAGTGGCAATCTTAATATAAATGCTTTAATGGATGAGTATCAAAAATCTTTAAATGCTAATATTGGCAACTTTTCTGGTGGCATAACTAAAACAGCCGATGACGAACTAATTAAAAGACTTGGCTACAATAATAATAATATTAATGCTAACATTGTCAAAGACCCATACAACACAACTTATTCTGTAGAAGGATTATTAGGTACTATGTTTGGTGGTGATGTAACAGCAGAAGCTATGAAAGATAACTACAACAAAAGAATAATGTTTAACTATCTTAAAGAATTTTAAAAAATGATAAAAGCATCTCCTAATTTTACTATAGAAGAATTAACTTTTAGCGAGACAGCAGCAAGAAAGGGTATAGATAATACACCATCTGATGATGTATTAGACAACCTATACAAAACAGCAATGGAGATGGAAAATGTTAGAGAACTACTTAATAATAATCCTATACTTATTAGCAGTGGCTATCGTTGTTTGGAGCTTAATACATTACTCGGCAGTAAGCCAACTTCGGCACACATTAAAGGATTGGCTGTTGACTTTACTTGCTCAAAGTTCGGTTACCCTGATGACATTGTGGATGCTATTTTTAGGTCTGATATTCTGTATGACCAGATTATTTTGGAGTTTGATAAATGGGTTCATATCGCTTTTCCAGAAAATGGAAAGAGTGCTAGGAAAAAAGCGTTAATCATTAACAAGAAAGGAACAATGATTTATTCACAATGATGGATATATTGCTTATAGCTCAACACATGATGGACAAAACGATAGATGATGTTGATATTGTTTATGGTGAAAATACAATGACTATATTTTTAAGTGATGGCTCTAATGTTGAAATGATTGTTGATTCTATACACCTTAATCATACTGAATATGATTCTTAAATTCTTTCATTAAAGATTGGCTAAAGACATAATCTTTTCTATTTCCTCTTTTAACAACATCACACAAATTTTTTTCTTTCATTTCAGTTATATCTTTTTTAGATAGCCACCCTATTACTGCCATCTGTGTTTCATTTTTATTTATTTGAGCGTATATATAAGTATCAAATTTTTCATCTTGAATCCACATACTATCACTAAAGGTAGTTTTTAAATCTACCTTCTTACCTTTAATTATAAAGTCAGGACTATCCCATCCTTTTTTTGTAAAACATATCCACTCATATTCTATACCAATAGCTTTTAAGTATTCATTAAAAATTAATTCTCCAAGATACCCTATATAATTTGTTTTGCATTTAAATTTATTGTGAGTTTTTTGTAAATCAAACTTTTCTTGTTCACGCTTTGCAATATCAACTTGTTCAGGATTAATTCTTAATACAACATTAGGCATATATTCTTCTTCCTACAATAGTTAATAAATTATCTACTGCTAATCCTAAATCTCTCTCATAATACATAGGCTTCTTACCACCAAGAAACCGATAGTTAATAGCAGTTCTTTGTGCTTTAGGAAGTCCATCTATTACAGCATCTACAATCTTTATATTTTCCATATCAGATTTAGATACCATGTCCTCAAATACTTCTGATGTAGATTCTCCACCTGTTGAGAAATAAGATGACTTGCTAGGATAACCAAGTCTATGGCTATCTTTTTTCATCCATCTCGCCCAATCATCTAGTATGTCCATGAGCCTAGCAATTCTCACTTCTTGCTTAACCCACCCAGTATTGTTCCCCAGTTACTTGATCTTCTCGTTTGCTGTGGGGTCATAGCTTTTGGCATTACAAATCCATAATCTTTACTTAATCTATCTAATGTTCCTGCATGAACTCCTGCGTAATCTGCCACTCTTTTTCTACTAGCATCAGGATTCTTTGCTATAAATTCTTTAGCTCTTGTTGCAAACTCTTTATATTTTTCTTGTTTGTATTGTGTCATATCAACTCCCTACTAATAATAAAAAAACAATTATAAATAAAATAACATTAAAATCCTCATTTCTCATTAGCTTATATCTACCTCTCTACATACCCATTTGTTATTTTTTTTATGCCACCCTTGAACAAGTAGCACCCAATTAGCATTTCTTAAATGATGGATAGCATCACTATCTTCCATTTTTTTTACCCTTGCACTAATATTGCTGTAGCTAGTGACTTGGATTCCTACTGTGTTTCCCTTACTGTCTATTGCTAGTAAGTCTATAATGCCAAACAAGTCTTGTCTTATTTTGGCAAATGCGTTCCATCTTTCTACAATAGCAACTAAAGGATAGTCTCCACTATCTCGTAGTTTCTTCAGAGTCCTCTGTGTTGGACTTATCGCCATCCTCATTCTCCTTTCTAGCTACATTGCCCTTAAATATTCTGTTCCATGCTTCTTCTAATTCTTCATCACTTATATCTTGCTTTCTCCTACCACTGCCTTTACTCATCACAATCTCTCCTTACTTTACATACTTCATGTTTATCATAATATCTTACGCTATTGTTTTTCATGTCTATGTTTTTAATTTGCGTTCCTTCTGGCAAATAAATATATTCTTTTTGCAAACACTTGTATTCCATTTCAACTTTGTTTGGGTCT